CTGAACTCATCAACGGAATATATGGGCAATAGAAAGCGGCAGCATCTGCCTCACTAGAACCTTTATATCCAACCAATACAGGCTGTGTATCTTGAGCATAGCTGTTTACGAATACACGTAAACTGCCGTTTAAAGTACCAACAAACTTGGTGTTTGTAGGAGCTTCAAATGTGCCTTCTGTTGTACGAGCAAAAGCTGAAGTAGTAGCTGACTGTAATACTGTCAACGCTGCACTTGATACAACTGCCCAGTTACCAGCGCCACGACGTGTACGCTGAGCAATCAAGTTAGCAACACGATTGATAAGCACTGCCAATGCGGCATGTTCGTCACCAACGAATGTAGCTGTACCTGATACTGTAGCTTGGTTGTATGTGTACTCTGTAGCAGCCAAACTGCTTAATGACAAGAGAATCTCTTGATCGATTTCAGCTGTGATTTCTTGTGCTAGAGCAGCCATAATTTCTGCTTCAACATCAATACCATGCATAGCCTGTGCGTCTTGAGCACTTTCAAATGTCCAACGTGCTTGTAACTTACGTGTCTTAGCTTCAACAGCTTGTTTCAAGATCTGGATACTGATCTGCTTACCGCCTGTACCTTCCATAGTTGCTGTATTGTTACCAGTATAGCCAGTAGCTGTAGTGGTATTTTGTGGCACTGTGGAGTAGGCAGTAGCGATGGTAAACGGACTCAACGCTTCTTGACCTGCTGTTACACTGGTGTTAGCCAAACTGTTGTCTGTCAAACTCTGTGCATAACGTACACGTAATGTATGGATCTGTGATACAGGTCCAGTCATTGGCTGTACACCAACCAACTCGTTAGCAATAACAGTTGGCATCACACGACGGATTACTGGGAGAATAACACGGTTCAATGTTGCGATGTTACCTGAACTTGTTGAACCTGCTGATGCGTTCTCTTTCAAATACTTACGTGTGTTTTCAAGGATTACACTCATAGAAGAACGCTTTGAGCCGTTAAGGCCTTCCAGCAGTGCATCTTTAGTTTCACCCCAACGATTTTCTAATAATTCTTGTGACATTTAAGTCTCCTTTTATTTTTTTTACAGCCCGGCCAAACGCTTCAAATCAATAACGTTGCTATTTGCTTCGTCATCTGATTCTTGGCTACGGACCGATTTATCGCCAGTTGCTTCAGACAATGTTTCAGTAATTACTGTTTTGGCTTTTACTGAACCATTCTCTAGCACAGCTGGAAGATACTTTTCGAAAGCGGATTTCAAACGTTTTGTCTGTACGCTTTCAAGTAAATTACGCATTACCTCGGCTTTTTTCTCGTTTAACGGAGCTAACAGCTCGTCCATTGTGCGGGTACGCTCGTTGGATTCTTTGATAATACGCATTTCACGCTCTTTTGATTCGACAAGATGTGTTGCTTTCTTGGCGAAACGGATGGCCTCACTAAGTTTGGCGTCTTTTTGTTGTATGATAGTGTGTAACTTGCGAACTTCGGCTTTTTCATTTAAATGAGTAGCACCAAATTCTGCACTATATGCTTCAAAAATTCTGCGACCAAAGTTGTTCTCGCGAGCAACTTGGATGTCTTCTTTCAAACTTACAAGTTCAGCTTTGAGATGCTGGCTTACTACACGTGTCATTTTTTCAGCAGATTCTTTTACAAAACGGCTTTTCAATGATTCTAACTGTTGACGTGCGTTGGCAACCAGTCTAACTTTGGTTTCCACTACTGCCTGCTTGTCTTCAGCAAATTCTTTTATTTCACGTGCCAAAGCATGCACAATGAAGCCTTCAAATTTCTTCATGCCATCATTGTGTGCCTTGCGATCTCTACGCAATTCGCCAATTTCTTCAGCTAATTTGGTCACCATAAAGTTGTTAAACTTGTTGGCGCTTTCCTTAATAGTGTTTTGAAATTTAACGCGATCTTCGGCCAACTGTTGCTTTTCAGCTTTTAGTTGTTCGACTTCTGCGATGAGACTTTCTGTAACCATGCGATCCAATGCTTCCACCATCACTTGTTTGTCATGCTCATAGCGTTGGGCAAACTCTTCGCGGAGTTCTGCACGTGCTTGTTCTTTGACTTCAACTATCTTGGCTTCCCAAGCTTCGTTAATCTCTGTACGAGTTTCTTCATTGATCAAGTCGCTATCTAGTAACGGTTTTAAACTGTCTAGCATTTTATTTCCCTCTTAATTTGAGATCATTGATTAACTTTACTACTTCTGTTTTCAAATATCTCTGTACTTTGTTGTCCTGACTGGCTTCTTTAGCTACATCAAACAGTCTATGTCCGTGCTTCATGTTAAGAAGACCTTCATAAATTGCTGTTGGATACGCATTTGGAGCACTGGGTTGGGCAACCACATCCACAGTGACGATTTCAAAGTCACTGACATGTCCGTTATGGTCGTTGACGTTTCCTGATCCACGACTACTAACACCTAATTTAACACCCGAATCTAACATGGTTTTTACCAGTGTTCCCATCGGGGTTGGTAATACTTTTAATTTTCCATATCCGCATGGACCATCCATCCACATGTTTTCAATCATGTGACTGACTCGATCCAAGTTGATCTTCAAATCGTCTGGGTGATCAACTTCGCCTAACACGCTATGACCTGACTTTATCTGTTCGTTGATAGTATCTACTGCTTTGGCTATCTCGTTTACTGGATAAACTCTTTCATTTGCATTACGCACCCCACCCTCTATACAAATACCCTTCATGTAAAGCGTTTTTCCGGATCCATCGGCAGCTTCTTCAGACTCCAATACTACACGAGCCTGAGTAAAGCTGAGATGTTCTTTTAGATAAGTGTTACGCTTCATATGTGTACATTAACCTTTTGGAAATGGGGTACGTGTGTTTGGATTCATCTGATCAAACTTTGGCTTGGTAGCTGGCTCCATTTTGCTGCCATATCCGCCTTTTGCTGGTGTATTTTTAAATTTTCCAGCATTTGGCAAATCGCCTTCACCTTTGCTATACTCATTGCTAGGTTGCTTGTAAGCAGTTGTGCCATCTGGATTTGTTTCAGAAGCTACATTTTTAACCGGGCGTCCCATCATTCCTGCTGCGCCTGAATCAACAGCGTATGATGACTTTTTATTAACAAAGCTAGGCTCTGTTGTAACTGGACTTGGGGCACGATCTAATGTGATATTTTCACTCATTGGCATTGGCTCATCTTCAAACTCTGATGTGTCGTCCATAGCATAAGCATCACCACCAACTTCATGATCTTTTGGCTCCATAGTTTCGCCACCTTCGCCGCCCATCATTTGTTCAAATTCAGCCATTAACTCGTCTAATTTGTCTTCTAAATCAATAACACGGTCTTCGATGTCATGATCAACTTCATCATCTTCGCTATCCATGTCTTTGTCTTCTTCTTCTTCTTCTTCGGCTTCACTCATGCCTTCTTCGTCAACTTCAACTTCACGCATTAAGTCTTGGCTGGCGCTTCCGGAAGTATCTTCCATGCCTTCTTCATACATGCACTCATCACAGCCTTCGCCATGACAGTGATGGCATTCTTCGCCTTCTTCGATGTCTTCTTCTTCCATGCCTTCTTCATTCATGAGATTCTCATAAATTTCGCGTGACTTTTCAACTACTATATCATGGAATAATTCTTTAGCTTTCGCTTCTTCATCGTTAATCACATATTCGATTAACTGTTCAAATTTCGATGTCATATACATTCTCCTTGGGTTATGGCTCGTCATAGATATTTACTCTAGACGGAGAAAAACTAGTATATAACGACTATAAAATGGGTAGGTTTAAGATTTTTAAATTGCCGGAGCGGCAGGAGGTGCGTATTGTGCGCGAAGATCTTTTAGTTTGTCTCTAAATTCAACTGCTCTAATGTCATTCATCTTGCGTAGTTTATTAATTTGACGCAGAGTAAGTCGTGTTTTACGTAGTTGTCCCATTTGTGGCTGGGTATTGTCTTGGCTTAGATCTTGATAAGCTTCGGGTTCACGCTCGTATAGTTCGTTCAGTATCATAATACTGTATTTAGCGTTTTTTATTTGTTTCGCTGGAATTTATTGTGGCAGTTCCGGTTTTTTCATCAACTGTCATATAGCCATGACAAGCTATATTCCAGTCCTCGTTACCTTGTCCATTGCCTGTGGTTTCAGATTGGCTAGGCACGTTTATAATGACATTTTTTACTATGTATTCTTCTTCATTTTCAAAAACGCGCCACACGTGATTCAAACTACCCCTGCCAGGTAGTCCTCTAGTTTTATTAAAACGTATCAAATACTTGTTCATACCACTGTAGGTTGTGTTGTATCTAATTTCATTGCCACTCCCAAATTAAAATGTATAAATCTAAAGGGTTTGACTGATGGATTCTTGAGGAAACTGTGCGGTAACCAAGAATTTGTAAAAATAAATGTGCCAGGTATTGGCAAGAAATTTATCATCGTACTGCCATAGGTAGCTTGAGCAGGATTAGACTCAGGAAGATTAGAATAGACTTTAGCCGACCTGGGATCATGAAATACAACTCTAGGAGCGTCATCAGGTACGTCTAGAAAATAAAATCCTGTAATATGGCTGCCGCCGTGTATGTGTTGTTCTTGTCCGGAAAATTTATAGTGTTCTTGTGCCCACAATTCATGGAATATAACTTCCAGCATCTGCATATTATAGCCTTGGCTCATTAAAATATTAGATGCCGTGGCTTTGATAAAATTTGTAAAATCAGACAGTCTGGGATCAGCAGACATATTATCGCCCATATAAACAGGATAAATCTCGTTTAGTTTAATGCCTTTTTTTGTGCGATTTACATATTCTCTTGATATCTTGTTGATGTCTTTGAGAAAGTCAGTGTGTGTAACACTGTACACAGCAGAAGTAAAATAATGCCATTCTTTTAGTTCTAACAGATTTTCTGATTCTGCTGGTGTTGTGTTAGTAGTATCTTCACCTATAATTTTAGCCATAATATCTCCGATTTAAACAATAATAACAGGTAATTTAAAAAAGATCAAGAAGATAAGGAAGATATTTGGTTAAAGTCCGGCCGGGCCACCGCTCGGAGCTCCTGGTGTTGGTACAACCGCTGGGGCAGGACCTGCTCCAGTATCTACTTCGGCACTGCCCAAATCAGTATTAGTCAAGTCAGTATTCATATCTAAATCAGATGATAATCCGCCCGGAGTAATGCCCACACTACGAAGACCTTGTCCTTGCTGTGCCTGCATTTGTGGATTGTCGCGTTCTTCTTTCCATAGTGTTTCATTTTCTAATATTTCTTCGTCGGACAAACCTAAGAAACGTTTGAGTGTAAATCGTTTGCTGAGATAATTCAATGGTTCTAAAGAAGCAAATGTTGCTACACGAGCTGTATCCAGCTCAGATTGGCGATAACTGGCAAAATTCTGTGGTTCTGTTAATGTTATGTCAAACAACCCGTTATCAATTTCAAAACCTCTCCATCGCATGTACATTTTAAATTCGTCATCTAATTTCTGCATTATTAATTTCTGTAGGCGTTCGCAGTATTTGTTGAATCGAAATTCTTGTATTAATGCTGTACCCACACGTCCATCGTTAGTGGCGGCTCCGGAATCATCCGGTCCTGTGGGCAAATAGCTACTAGGCACACGCAGACCTCTAGCCATTTTGTTGTTAAAGTATTTTAAATCATCAATTTCGCCTAAGTTTGAATTTTTGGTAAACACACCGGCACTTAACGCAAACGTATGATAGCCATGATAAATTTCATCACCGTCGATAGTTAAAGTACCAACATCCATTGGCTCATCTAAGTATTCAATTTTAGCAATTCGATGGTTGTGAACGCTTTCTTTTTTACGGAAATCAGACCAGCTAGTATAGCCATACTGTTTAACCATACTAGTCAGTCCTGTTGCTGTAAATCCTTTGTCTATACTCCAATTGCGAACTTTTTTATCTTTGTTTAATATTGCCAATTCATTAACGATGTTGATATTTTTATTCAGTTCATCGATAATATCATTAACAGTTATTTCGTGCGTAGTTTTGTCTTTAACCATATCGATCACACGCTTAAGCATACTGTGAGAATATGACACTGATTGCAATTCTTTCATATTGCTACGACGTTTTTCGTTGTTTTTCCAATCTTTTAGGTTACGGTCAGATACAAATTTACTACGTTCTTCTCTTAGCTCACTAGTCCAACCAGCTTTTTGTTGTTCACATACCCATTGACGATATTCTTCATCTTTGGCCATTTTTTCTAGTTTTGTTTTGTTTGCTATTTTAAATGCAGCTCTACTGTTAGCGGTCCGGATTGCCTTTGAATCATCATCTAATGATTCAAAGTACTTTTTAAGTCCAGCTGCCTTATTCTCATTTAATTCTACTAGTTCTTCTTCTGTTAATGAACTATACCAATTTGTAAATCTTTCACCAACAGTTTTACAATATTTTTCATATTCTGCTAGATTATTATCTTTAAGATTTTGTAATCTACGTTTTGCGGCTAGTGTACCCAACTGTTGAGATTCTTTAGAAAATCCATGATGTTGATGTAGTTTTTGATGGTCGTGCCATGCCATCCAGCATAAATTTTCCGGGCTGTTATCATGCCTGTTAAAATTTACATGATGTCTGACATCATATTTGCCATCACTGTATTCTTCGTTAAATATTTTATATTTTACTAACGTATCTTTAAACTCATCTGCTACCATTCGATGAGTATATTTCCATTGTTTACTACTATTATCAAAGTATTCTTCATATCCATCGAGTTTAGTGTCACAAACTTCTTTTTTACGATATAATGGAATTAAACTATCACCAACTGTCAGTTCATCAGCACGTTTGAATTCTACATCATACTGGGGAAATTTATGATCTGGTGTACATATAATAGATTCACCATTGTCTAAAGTAATCTTTAAAACTTGTGCTTGCCGTTGCGTCATGCCAGCCCAAGATACTAATCCTGGTACAACTTTGCCTGTTATAGGTTCACAACTATAAACCCAAAGCGTTTTACCTTCTGCTAATTCATCAGATACTTGTGCTATAGTAAGTTCTCTACCATCTAACAATGACACACTAGTGTCCATACTAAAACATCCACCTGGCAATACTTCAATACTACTTCCTCTACCATCTGAAGTTTGCGGGAAAAAGTAATCTTCATTTACAGACAACGCATTATAACTAGCATCCATCATATTGGCCCCGCCGCCTGATATAGTTGGTATTCTGCGCTGATGCATTTCATTTTTAACACGTTCCACAAACGCCATAGCCATATGGCTGGGCATGTTACCCACATCTATCTTGAACAAACGTCGTTCTGGGGCACGTTGTACACGATATATCAATATAGAATCTTCTAGTAGCTCTTTTTGTTTGTAAACTTTATAGATATTTTCCAGTATACTTTGTCCAAACGGCCAAAAATAATCTAATCCCTCGTTTAAACTCAAATGTACCACATGTTTAGAGTCAATACATGATTCATTCATAGCTTGTGTAAAGCGGCTGTTACCCACACCGCCTCCGCCGCCACCACCAGATCCACCGTTAGGTGCGTTGTAATTATTTCCCGTAGTAACCGAACCAGTGCTACGACTCACATAGTAGTCTGATGTAGTCTTGGCTGCCATGCTCATATTCTGAAAGTTAGGATTTATATCGCGTATGATATACTGCTCAGGACGTTTGCCTTCGCTTTCATTAACTATGATACGTGCTACTTTAATCATGTCTACCCAATACATTTCAAATGTCTCGGGATCACGCACAAACACTTGATCCCCATATTTAATAGTGTTTCGAAACAGTTTAAATATACGTTGATCCAGCTTGTTTAATTTAGTCCATTGCTGTAACTGTTTTTTTATTATTTCAATTTCATGATCAGTGGGTTTATTTGTAAATTTAATATCAAAAGGAGTGCCATTGTCGCTGTTTTGCTGTGTGCTAAATTCTGCGATAATGTCTAAACAAGCATTGACTTCTGAATCACAATCCATGTTTTCATACTGATTGTAGCGTTCTAATCTATTTGGATGTCCAGAATATACTTCGGGTAATCTAGACGCATAGTTTCTAAAAGCAAATTCATTGCGACTACCTGACTCAAAATCTCCGCTGTTGCGATTGTACCCAGGCAATCCAAAATTATTTTTGCCAGATATAGGACTCAGTTGTCCCAATTGATTAACGTCAGCAACTTTGAAGTACTTTCTCCAAGAACCCCCGTTGCGACTGTTGTGTCCGTCATTAGTAGCCATAGATAGTATTTAGCTTGTTAGCTTTGTCGTTGTAATATCTTGTTGTTTATACTGTTGGCTTTTTCCATAGTACGCACTATAGCGTCCAATTTATTTAACTGCATAGCCATCATGTTCATTTGCTCAGAAGATCCAGTATTTTGTGTCATCTGAACTGGTATATTTCTTCCATCTGGCAATGGTACCACAGCTTCGGTGTTGTGTAACATAGCAGTATAGCCGCTTTTTGGTCCGCTTAGTATTCCGCCAACCTCGGCTGTGGGCATATTATTAGCAAAAGCCGAAGCATATTGTGTTCGTTTATCTGTTTCTTCTTTTCCACCTGCATACCCTACAGCTTTTCCAGTTTGTTTTATATCGCTTAAATCATATTTCTTCGAAGCTTCTTTGAAATAAGCCACGGCAATTTTTTCAGCAACTTCGGGATCATTCGCTAGATCCGGATCTTTTACCAAATCAACCCCAATCAACTTACTAAATTTTGAATAATTGTCTTTTCCAGTAAGTTGTATAAGTCCTCGGCCACGATATTTGTATCCCTCGTCACCGGCATTGCCCATTCTTCCGCCGTAAATGAAATTACCAATCGCCTCTGGACCCTGTGCTGCCAGGGCATCTGCCTCGTCTTGTGATTTAAATTTTTTCGGAAACAATTTCATCAATGTTTTACCGGAATAATTTAAATTTTCTGACTGGGGTTTGAAATTACTTTCTGCTTTTATTTGAGCTAAAATATTTGCCTGCGATTGATTATCTGTTATACCCGAAGCTGACAACAGTTTTACTATGTCGCCTGGATTTACAGAAGCAGGCTTCCCTCCTGCCGCTGGTTTAAGAGTTGCAGCAGGTGCTGGTGCTGGGGCTGGCGATGGGGCTGGTGCTGGTGCTGGCGATGGTGCTGGTGCTGGGGCAGGTGCTGGTGCCGGGGCTGGTTTGGGTTTTGCCAGAGGTGCCTCTTGCGGCCCACTGCCTGACACAATATTACCCATTTCGTCATATTGAGTTTCCCCCAGCGCCGTTTCTGCTTTAGTAAGAGCGGGGGCTGGTTCTCCCAGTTTACCCAAAGCCTTTGCTGCCGACATTGCGGCATTTGCCACAGCTACCATGCCTGTTTGTACAGCTTTTTCGGCAGTTTGAGTAAGCTTACGCTGAGCCATACTTGCCGCCACTGCCACAGCCGTTTCTTTATCTGCGCCTGCTTTTTGTTTATCCTGCTGATCTTTGGCATCTTTTATATTTTGTGCCATGGAAGTACCTGCTGTAGAAGCAAATTTTACTAAAACGCCCTGAGAAGTAATAATCGAATCAGATAATCCAGCACCGGCTAATCCGACTGTATCATTAAGAGTTTTTCTAGAATCTTTGGCTGCCAAATCCATGGCCACACCCATGTCTCGGCCACCTTTTTGTATATACGACGCTGTTTCTGGCAAAGATCTAGCTATTTTTTGATATTCAGGATTATTAACTGCTCCAGAAAGCAACAATGTCATCTGATCTGCAGCTTCTTGTCCACCTTTACCAAAAGCGGCATTTATCAATTCTGTATTTCTAGCCAATTCTTCTTTGGCGGCTATATCCCCAGCATCTGCTCTTTGTTGTAACTGGAAGGCCTTGCTGGCATATTGTTGTGTGGCCAATGCTTTTTCTTGTACAGAATTTTGTTGATCTGCTGACAAACCAGTTAGTTTTGTCAATCGGTCTTGTTGTTCTATATAAGCTTCGGCACTGGCTGCCATCTGTTCTGCTGTTTGTTTTTGAGAAGATCCGCTTAACTGTTGTATTTTGACATAGCCCGCCATACCTCGATTAATATCATCTACGGTCATGCCCATGCGTTGGAATTGCTCGCCAACACCACTTTCTGCTATACTTTTAGATGCCGCGGCAAATTGTTTTGCTCCTTGCGCTGCCGTACCTCCTAATGTTGACAAATTAGAGGAATTTTCTTTCATCAAAGCACCCATTTTACCAATCTCACCCATGGTATAACCCATGCTTTGTAGATTTTCAAATGTGTCCTGCATGCCAGTAGCTAGTCCGCTACGACTTATGTCTCTATAGCCATCTAATAGTTCTTGACCCTGTTTGATTGCGGCTTTGGCAAATTCAGTAACAGCCCCAACAGCGAAAACCAAAGCTTTGCCCAACAGTCCCACAGGACCAAGAGCTAAGGTCAATGCGGCACCAGCAGCATCGGCAGCTGAACCAAATTCCGATACACTATTACCGCCAGATGCTAATGATTTAGCCAAACCCAACGTAGATGAACCTAAATCAGCTTTGGCTTTTTTCATAGCCTCAGTATAGCCTAATATGCCTTTTTTAGCGTCTGCTAATGCGGTTTCATAGGCTTTTGATGCGGACAAATATTGTGCGGAGCTTTTTCCATGAGACGCCGCAAAGCGAGTCATATCTTCGGCAGCATTTTCTAAAGCTATACGTAAATCGTCGGAAATTTTCGGGTCAAATTCTTCAGCCATAACTATACTTATCCAAGGAAAACCATATGAACTCTAATAACCCATTGAAACAATATTTTAGACAGCCTGCTGTGTATATCAAATTACCCAGTCAAGGCAATTACTATCCAGCAGGCACATTAGAAATGCCAGAAAATAAAGAATTGCCAGTATACCCTATGACTGCCATAGATGAAATAACCTATCGTACCCCCGATGCGTTACTCAGCGGACAAGCAGTGATCAATGTGATTCAAAGCTGCGTCCCAAATATAAAAAATGCTTGGTTTATTCCGTCCATAGATGTGGACACTATATTGATAGGCATAAGATTAGCTAGTTATGGACACGAAATGGACTTTACTACCAGTTGTCCAGGATGTAACACTACCAAAGACTACGGAGTAGACCTACGCAGAACTTTGGATAGTATTCAAGCTCCTGATTATAGTCAACCTATCATACAGGGCGATATTGAAATATATTTCAAACCCATGACTTACAAAAATCTTTCGGATAATAATAAAATGCAGTTTGATGATCAACGCACGTTAAACTCTCTAAATATCAGTTCGGCAGATGATGTCACTAAGATATCAGCCATAGCAGATGCCATCAAAAAAATGACCGAAATGACAGTGATAGCTCTAGCACAAAGCATAGTTACCATAAAGACACCCACGGCTATAGTAAACGAACCAGAATACATAACAGAATTCATGATAAATTGTGACAGAACCATGTTCAATCGCATACAAAATTATGTTATTGAAAAGAAAACCATGGCAGAGATGCAGCCTTTGGAAATAACCTGCGATCAATGTCAGCATACTTACAAGCAACCACTCACACTGGATATGTCAAATTTTTTCGAGCGCGCCTCCTAACTATGACCAACGAACAGATCTCAGAATACATAGATGATCTGGATAAAGAATCAGATGCGATAAGGACGGAGGCGTTACGTATGTGTTGGTACATGCGGGGTGGAATTACCTATGATGATGCCATGCAGCTCAGTAACTCAGAAAAACAATTGATATCAAAGATTATTGATGAAAACTTAGAAACGACGAAAAAAACAGGACTTAACTTTTTTTAAAAATATTAAACTTTATTAATAGAAGTATGAAAAATACATTTATTCAAAACAAAAGATGTGCGAGTCTAAATCAGAAGAACATAAAGACAATATGTTTGAAACCTCTAAAGACATACCAGCAATCAAGTAGACAAAAGCTAAAAACAAATTTGTTAAAGAGTTAATTTGAATAATATTAAAAGATTAGCTACGCTAATCTAAGATCTCGTTTGCACTCGATCTTATTTTTTTAGCTTTTGATTGTAGCACTTCATCTAGATTAACAGCTCATAATTCACCGTAAACACGGTGAATTCAATGACTTCATCTGAGTTGCACAGTCATCTATCATAAAGAGATTGTAGTTTCCTACGCGGAGGCGGTTGACCGGTACCCCCTACTCTAGCTTCACATGTCAACGGAACCCTAGTGACTTGATGATAAATCCAAGTTCTATAAGCATGGGTCGTATCTTTTTCCACGGAGCCCAAACCATTTGTTGCCTTAAGTTAGCTTTTGCCTTTGACGCCCGAGCGAACCGAAGTCCATTCTATCCGAGCTGGGTATCTCACCAGCCCTCAACGGGGATCGAGCAGCCTCGATCAAACGTAGTCGGTTAGATGCCTTACTGTGATGCTTGTAATTTATTGATTATATGGCTGCCATGTACGCGGACTTGTATATGCCCGTTATAGTAGTCGTTAGTTTCTAACACACGTCTACTAAACTGTTCTCTGGCCTCTATGTAACTGCATTCGGCTTTTGAACGGCAATAATACAAAATCTCTCTGGTAAAGTTTTCGATGCCTAATTTTTCAATATCTTGATTGAGTTCTATACTGCTGCCGGTGTACTGTTGCCAGTCGCTGTCTATTTTACTACGGATGCGTTTTCTTTTTTTGATGCCGTTTTTTTGTTTAACTGTTTTATATGTTGTTTTACTAAATTTTGCTAATTTTTTACCAATATATTTTCTGCCAGTCAAGTTATTTTTAATCAAATAAACAAAACCAACACAGTCGTCGGGTAGTGATTCTACAGTAGTATTTTCGAAAAGCCAGGGCATGACATGTAATTAGCAAGCCGTGCTTCGCTGATAAAATTTTTACTCTACCTCAACATCTGTGTTGTAACTGGTATATCCATTTTCTTTTACTACTTTTAATATATTCTCTACACGACTAACTAACTCGTCTCGATGCGAAACCAGCCATATGCTCTTTTGTCTTTCACGACTCATTTGTTTTAAAAGAGCAAGGGCGTTCTCAACACCCTGGGTATCAAGACCGTTATCTATCATTTCATCCACAAAGAGTAAATTAATCGGTTGATACAGCGATTCAAACACATCTCGAAAGGCCCATGCCATACTTAGTATTAATCGATTCCTTTCACCTCTGGACAGATTATCAAAATCAAGTTCTCTGCCCAGCTCTTCAATGCTAACAGTGAGATCGTTTTGAAACACCACGGTATGCGGTAATCCCATACGATCTAGATAGTGTGTTAGTCTTGTATTGAGATAACTTAAATTTTGTTCTATAATCTTTTTTCGTATAAAACTGTCTTTGCTAGTTAATAACTTTAGCAAAAAGTCCTGATGATCTTGTAGTCTTGTAAGTTCGTTGACTGTGTCATATGACACTTCTTCGGCGGCTGTAGCAGTCATCTCTTCTATCTGTTCCGCATAAGGATCAATTTCTACACGTTTCGCATCTAGTTCTTTTTGTAGATTGGCGAGATTGGCTCGATGTTGTATGGCATCTTCTTCTTTGTCATAAAACATCACTGGACGTTTGCCTATCTTACCTAAACTATCAACACTTGATTGTAATTCATTGACAAGATCAAGATATTGTTGGCATGCTGTGATAGCTGTTGATAATTCTTTCTTTTTTTCCGCTAGCACTGCCTCGTGTTTGTGATCATGGAACTCTTGACCGCAGGTATGGCAAGTGTGTTGTTCAAGTGTAGCGATTTCGTTAGTAAGCTTCTTAGTTGTTTTTTCTTCTCGAGCATGATCCATTTTTGCTCGGCTAATTGCCGTCGCATGGTCGTTTAGATTTTTCCTCAGTGCTTCCCATGTTGCAAATGCTTTGTGTGATGAAATTTCAGCTTCGATGTCAATTTCTTGAAACGTTGCCAGCGCCGATTCAAGCGATAACAAGTCTTCTGCATTTTTTGCTTGCCATAATGTTTGTCTACGCTTAACTGCTTCTATTTGTTCTTGTATGCGTTTGTTAGCATCTTGAACAGCACGTATTCTAAATTCTTCCCGAGTAATATCTTCTTTGGTTGTGCGTGATAATTCTTTAATGCGTTCAGCACGTTCACTTAACATGGTAATGCCCAACAACTGCTCGATAATAGTGCGTTGATCGTTGGCTTTTAATGATAAAAACGGCTCAGTATAAGTATTCAATGCCATGATATGTTTAAACATGTCATGACTCATACCCAAAATATCTTCTATGGCGTCTTGTGTTTCACGGCTATCACCTTGGGCATTGTCTTCTGCCTCAGTGACTTTGTTATTGACATAGAATTTTAAAATGTTAGGCTTACGTCCGCGTTCAATTTTATATTCTTGTTCACCAACAACAAAGTCTAAACTTACCATCATACCTTTGGTGTTGGTTTTATTAACAAGATTGTCTCGGCGAATATTACTCAATGCTTGCCCATATAATGCGTAACTAAGTGCGTTAATCGCAGTAGTTTTGCCGGTCCCGTTCCGCGACCCATCAGCGCCTAAATCTAAATTTTCTCCTAAAACTAAAGTTAAGTCTTGTCGATCAAAGTTAATGCCCTGGGTTGCATTACCAATCGACATGAAATTTTTAACTGACATATTTTTTATTTTAATCATTGATGCTTTCTAAAAGTTGTTCTAGCGTTATTGAACATTTGTTAAATTTTGATAAATTTTCTTGATATGGTAGCATTTCTAAATTGTTAATATGCCCAACAATTTCCGGAGGTGTGTTATCAACAAAGCCTTGAAAAATACTGTATTTGTGATCTAAGTGATATCCTGTGCGACTGCGTAGACCATAGTGTAGTAAACTCGATAAATCATTCCGATTAGTTTCGGCCCATACTTTTCGTTTGTAAAGTAAAAACTTATCAACTAATTCTTCAGGAGTAGCTCGCCCAGTTGTTACCATACCGGACCGAATACTATTGCCTATTGCTCTGCTCTCTTCGGCAGTTCTTTGCGATGTTGTGGATCTAACTTTAGCGCCTACTTGCTCCTTTAATGCAATTGATTCCTCTTCGGTTAAATTAATCCATCGATTTTTGCGTGAATTAATTTCATCTTTCTCTTCGTTTGACTTATCGTTAAGTGTTGCTTGCCATTTATCTTGCCTTGCATTAAATATTCGCAAACCCTCTTCTTCGCCGTGCTTGCTGATACATTTAGATTTTGAAAACATTGTTTGAAAATCGCCCAACGCAATATTAGCTTCTTCTATACTCATGCCTTTAGCTAAGTAAAATTCAACACAGCGAGGTGTTAATGCTCGCTTTTCTTCA